ATACGCCCCGGGAACACCCTCACCTGGGAATACTGGTCGGTCACCCGGGAGAAGAACCCTAGCGCGCTCGGGGTGACGGAGCATTTCGAGACCGAGGCCGCGGCGCTGGACTGCATCCGGGGGCTGAAAGCGATCGGCACCACGGGCAGGTTCGGGGTCAGGCATCACCTGACTGTGGAGCATTCGGACCCGGTTGAGTGGCTGGAAGAGGACTTGAAGAAAAGTGGATCCTGACCCCGGCCCCGAGGTACCTAGCCGCCGGGAGGCGTGTGGCTGATGCGTATCGTGTGGCACAGCAACGCCGGGTGGAATAACAGCGGCTACGGCATCCAGACCGCCCTGTTCGTCCCCCGCCTAGCCGCCCTCGGCCACGATCTCATCGTCGCCGCGCCCTACTCGTTTTCCGGTGCCCCCCTCGAATGGAAGGGCTTCACCGTCCTGCCGTGCGCCAGGGATCAGGCCGGCAACGACACGATCACCGCGAACCACGAGTATTTCGAGGCGGACTGGACGATCACCCTCGCAGACCCGTTCGGGCTGCTGAAGGTGGCCAGGGCAGGGACGCTGGCGGGGATCGGCGTGGCCCACTGGTTCCCGGTTGACTGCGCGCCCCTCGCTATCGGAGATGTGACGGTGCTCCGGGAGGGCCGCGGGTTCCCGATCGCGATGTCGCGGTTCGGTCAGCGTGTCCTGGCCGACGAGGGCGCCGAGCCCGGGTACGTGCCCCTCGCCGTGGACACGGACGTGTTCAAGCCCGGCGACGGACGCCCCTACCGGGAGACGCTGCCCGGCGTGACGGATGACACGTTCGTCATCGGGATCTGCGCGATGAACAGGGACCTCCAGCGCAAGGGCTGGTCGGAGCAGCTCCTGGCGTTCTCCCGCTTCCACGCCCGGCATCCCGACTCGTTCCTCGCCATACATACGTCCCCGCACTCCCAGCCGGGGCTGAACCTGAATGCGATGGCGGCCTCCTTGGGGATCACCACGGCGACCGGGTTCCCCGACTCGTACTCCTACGACATGGGCCTGGTCGCCCCGGGGCAGATGGCCGCCTGGTACAACGGGCTGGACGTGCTGTCAGCATGCTCGTACGCCGAAGGGTTCGGCCTGCCCTTGCTTGAGGCGCAGGCGTGCGGGATTCCCGTGGTGACAACGGATGCGTCGGCGACGGCGGAACTGTGCGGTGCCGGGTGGCTCGTCTCAGGGACGCCGTGGTGGACCGACGGGCATGCCGCGTGGTGGGTGCGGCCCGACGCCGGGGACATAGGGTCGGCGTACGAATCGGCGTGGCAGGCCAGGGAGAACGGGATGCTCCCGGAGAAGCACGCCCGCGAGTTCGCCCTGCTGTACGACGCGGACCGGGTGACCGAGACCTACTGGAAGCCGGTTTTGTCCGAGCTAGAAGCGCGGCTCGGCTGATGGCGCTTGCCCGCCGGTACGAGAAGGCCGTGGGCACGGTCGTCTCCACCGTGCATGACGCCTACGCCGACCGGTGCCACAAGCCGTCCGACATCTGCGAGTACCTCCCCGTCCTGTATGAGACCACGCGCCGGTACCCCGGGGTCCGGGTGCTGGAACTGGGAACCAGGAAAGGCAACTCGACCCTCGCGTTCCTCGCCGCCGCTGCTGAGGTGCGCGGGCACGTGCACTCGGTGGACATCAGCCCGGCCGTGCTGCGGGATCCGGCGGGGATGAAACCGTGGGCGAAGGTTCCCTGGTGGACGTTCACCTGCGGGGATGACCTGGACCCGTCTGTGCAGTCCCTGCTCCCTGCACAGGTGGACGTGCTGTTCCTCGACACCAGCCACGAATACGAGGCCACCCTGGCCGAGCTCAAGGCGTACATGCCCCGCGTGGCACCGGGCGGGGTGGCGTTCTTCCATGACACGAAGTTCACCGGATGGGGCGGCAACCCCCCCGACTCCACCCGCCCCGAGGTCGCGCAGGCCCTCGACGTGCACTGCCGGAAAACGGGCCTGTCGTGGGAGGAAATCGGCGGCGGCTACGGCATGGGCGTGATCTGGCTGTGAGGGCGCTGATCACCGGGATCACCGGGCAGGACGGGCTGTACCTCGGCGAGTTCCTCGCCGCGAAAGAGTACGACGTCTACGGGATGGTCCGCGGCCAGTCCAACCCGAAAATCCCCCTCGTCGAGCAGGCCATCCCCTCCGCGCAGCTGCTTGAAGGGGACCTGCGGGACCTGTCGTCCCTCATCCGGGTGCTGGAAGTGGCGCAGCCCGACGAGGTGTACAACCTCGGCGCGATGTCGTTCGTGGGGCTGTCGTTCAAGCAGCCGGAACTGACGGGTGACATCACCGGGATGGGCGTGCTGCGGCTCCTGGAAGCGGTGCGGATCTGCACGCAGGGGGACATGGGCCGGGTCCGGTTCTACCAGGCGTCCAGTTCGGAGATGTTCGGCAATGCGAGCGCGGAACTGCTGGCAGAGGATGCGCCATTCCGCCCCCGGTCGCCGTACGGGGTGGCGAAAGTGTTCGGGCACCACCTGACCCGGAACTACCGCGAGTCCTACGGGGCGCGGGCCTGCTCGGGGATCCTGTTCAACCACGAGTCACCCCGCCGCGGGTTCGAGTTCCTCACCCGGAAAGTGACCCAGGCTGTCGCCCGGATCGCTCTGGGACGGCAGGACGTGCTGGCGATCGGGAACATGGACGTGGCCCGCGACTGGGGGTTCGCCGGGGACTACGTGGAAGCCATGTGGCTGATGCTCCAGCAGGACCAGCCCGCCGATTACGTGATAGCGACCGGGGAGTCCCACTCGGTCGCTGACCTGCTCGACGTGGCGTTCACCCGGGCCGGGATCGGCGGCTGGCACGGGCGCGTCGTGCAGGATGAGCGTTTCATGCGACCCGCTGACATCCCGGTGCTGACCGGGGACGCGTCGCGGGCCCGGGACGAGCTCGGGTGGAAGCCGAAGACCGGGTTCCGTGAGCTGATCGAGATGATGGTGGACGCCGACCTCGAGCGTGAGGCGCGGCAGCCGGCGGGAGCGCCGTGATGAGCGAGAAGCTCCGGCAGTTGCTGGACTCAGGCCAGTTCGACTGGGACAACCTCCGCCACCGCACCGCCTACCTGCGGGAATGGGTCAATGGACGCATCGACGGGCGAGCCGGAACCAGTCCAGTGGGACCTGTCGAGGACGGCGCTGAACCAGATCCTCGCGACGATGCGGGACTGCTTCATCAGTGAATGGGCCGGGATCCTGACCGTGAAGGTCGCCCACCCGGATCTCGTGACGGGGATCGACGCGATCGTCCCTACCGGCTGGTGGGTGTCCCGCGTGAGAGGCGGCGTCGCCGCGATAAGCCCTGAAAGGCCCGAAGTTGCCTGACCTGCTCGTTATCGTCCCGTCGCGGGGCCGGCCGAAGAACATCGCCCGGCTGCTGGACTCTGTGCGCGCGACCGCCCGGCTCGAGACTCACCTGCACGTCGCCGTCGATGAGGACGACGAGACCCTGCCGCAGTACGAGGCCGTCATGAAAGCCGCTGGCGGCGAGCATGACGTGCTCGAGACCGGGCCGCGCCAGGGGTTGTGTGACTGGACGAACACGGTGGCGGTGCGCCGCGCCGGCGAGTACCCGTTCCTGGCCTCCCTCGGTGATGATCACGTGCCGCGGACCCCCGGCTGGGACCGCGCTCTCGTCGCTGCTATCCAGCGGATGGGCGGGACGGGGTTCAGCTATCCCTGGGACGGCACCCGCGAGGACATTCCCGAAGCGGTCGTGATGAGCAGTGACATCGTGACGGCGCTGGGGTGGATGTGCGAGCCGTCGCTGGCGCACTGGTACCCGGACCAGGTGTGGGCGGATCTCGGCCGTGGCGCGGGATGCCTGCGGCACTGCCGGGCGGTGGCGGTTGATCATGTTCACCCTGCTACGGGCAAGGTGAAGGCCGACGAGACGAACCGTGACAACGGGCGGTCCCTGGACGCGGACCGGGATGCGTATTACGCGTGGCGGCGCGACCGGATGGCCGGGGACGTCGAGAAGATCGTGAAACTCCGCGAGAAGGCGCTGCAGCCAGCCTGAGCGTCCTGTTTGATCACCCGGCGTTGCCGGGATTTTCATCACTCCCGGTAACAGAAAGGTAACCGTGTGGCTGTCGCCCGTACCTACAACGTGGACACGAACAGTGCCACTGGCATTACAATCGGTAGCACCACTCCGGGCACCGAGTTCCCCATCCTGTGGGCGAACACCACCTCGGAGTACAACATCTCCGCCGTCCGCGTCGGCACCTACTCCGGGTCGTCCGCGTTCTACCCGTCGAACGGGACCGTGACGTTCCGGCTGCGCAGGATCACCCAGGCCGCCACGTTCAGCGCGGGCCTGCAGGGCGCCACCGCCACGGCGCAGTCCATCGGGCAGTCCACCACTGCTGCCGTGTCGAACTGGTACTACTCGACGTGGACCAATGCGACCGGCACGTTCTCCTCCAACGCGGGCGTCGTCTGGGAGCAGACGATCCCCTGCACGGCCGGCGCCAACTGGGGTGAGTGGTTCACCCCTGGTTTCGAGATCAACGCCGGACCCGGGCAGGCGACGATCGCGCTGACGTACGAGTACGGCGCCGCGGGCACGTCGGTCGCGGTGAACCTGTTCGCCGGCCTGGTCGTCTCCGAGTAAACGGCGGTGATGCCCTGCTCCTCCCGCGCTGCCTCGCCCGGCAACGCGGGGGGAGCGGGACGTCCCCTGCCGTCCGGGCCGTCAGGCCCGGCGGTGATCACGGGGCTGGCCGGGACCGGGTGGACGGGGTACTTCCACGACCAGTACAGCAGCCCCAGGCTGTGGATGATGATCGAGGACTGGGGATTCCCGTCCAACGCGGGCCGGTACAACTCCGGCGCCGGGTGGCAGGCTGATACCGACAACTATTTCAGTCACCGCGGCACGCAGAAGTTCACCGCCATGTACACCACCCCGTACGGGAACACGGGGCTCGGCGGCGCGTTCGACGACGGGAGGACATGGGACGGCCTGTATCCGTTCCTGATCAACGGGGTGGCTGGGACTATCGCCTCCGGGGGGACCACGGTCACCCTGAACGGCACGTTCTGGACCCGGATCGACTACCTGTTCACCAAGGCTGCCGCGGCGGGGATCACGATTTTCCTGAACCTGGGGATGAACCTGACCCTCGCGGGGATCTACGCTAACGCGTCCGACGCGCAGATCCAGTCGATCGGGCAGGCCATAGCCACCCGGTACGCGAACCAGCCAAACCTGATCTGGATGATCGGCGACGACTTCGGCCCGCCCACGTGGGAAACGCAGATGACCGACTTCCTCACCGGGCTGCGTAACGCGGGGGACACCCGGCCCATCGCGATCGAGAACTTCCAGGAATCCACGTCGCTCAGGAGCCTCGACGGGACGACGGCTATGACCTGGGGGATCAATCACGCCCAGTACAACTGGTTCTACGGGTTCGAGCCGACCTACTTCGGGATCGAGTACGCCTATACCGAGGCGGCGAACTTCTCCGTCCCGCAGCTCCCCGCCCTCGCCGCTGACACGGGGTGGGGCGCGGACGGGACGAACGACCGGGTGATGCGGAAGCAGATGTGGTGGGCGCTGTCGTCCGGCGCGCGGGGGTTCGGGTGCCTGGGCACCACATGGAACTGGCCGTCCGGGTCTGAGACGGACCTGGCGTCGCCGCCGGGGACATTCGTGACACCGCAGATGGGGATCATCCGGACGCTGTTCGAGTCGTTCACGGGCTGGCAGAACCTCGTCCCCGACACGGCGAGCGCGTTCATCACCGCGGGGCGGGGCACCCGGTGGACGTACAACGGGTCCCCCACGCAGACGCAGCTGGATAACGACACGTACGTGACGGGGAGCATCACTGCGTCCGGGAACCTGGCCGTGATCTACATGAGCCACGCCTCGACGATCACGGTGAACACGGGGCTGCTCGCCGCCGGGTACTCGGTCACCTGGTATGACCCGGCGTCCGGGGCGGCCACCGCGGGGACGCCGGGTTCCACGTACAACTCCGGGTCGCAGGGGTCCAACTCGGCGGGGGACCCGGACTGGGTGCTGGTGCTGCACCACTAGGAAGGCGGCCGTGTGACTTCTTACACGGTCACCGGGTCCACCACGAACAACGGGTTCGGCGGCTGTTTCCTCAAGGTTTACGTCCTGACCGGGGCGGCCACCCCGTCGTCCCCGGCGAACGCATCATCGTCGGCCGCGTACAACGTGTCGATCACTACCACGACCACGGGCAGTTACGTGGTCGGCGGGATCAACAACAACACGGCCACGGGGACGTTCACCGCGTCAGCCGGGACGACGATCACCGACGACTACTCCAACACCACTGTCGGCAACGAGTACGCGTCATTTCACACCACCAGCGCGACGGGAACCCCTGGGGCGACCACCGTCGGGTCGTCCACGGCGTTCGCGGGGACCTACGGCGTCCTGGCGGTGGAGATCAAGGCGTCCGGGACGATCGCTTTCGACGCGTCGGCCCCGGCGGTGGCCACGTCGAACACGCTGACGTCGCTGACCACGGCCAGTTTCACCCCGCCCGCCGGGTCGCTGCTGGTCGCGGTGTTCACCACCGACGGCGGGTCCGCCTCGCAGCAGGTCGGGTCGATGTCGTCGGCCCCGGCGCTGACATGGACCGAGCAGGCGAACCTGTCGACGGGCTTCGGTACGGGCGCCGGCGCGTACATCGGCGTGTGGACCGCGCAGGTCTCCGGCGTGGTCCCGTTCGCGTCCCGGCCGTACGCGATCCAGGCGAAACGCCTCCCCGGCCCGGTAGCCGGCGGGGTCACCGACCCGCTGCCCGGCAGTCCGGCCATCCCTGGCCCGGTCCACGGCGGCGGGTACGGCAGCGCCCAGGGATCCGGCGGCGGCCCGGTCCTGAACCCCCCGCCCGCGTACGTGGCTAACTGGGTTCAGCGTGTCGCGATAGTCCCGTTCCGCGCGGGGCGGTGACACTAGATGGCTGTATCGCTCGTCGGGTCTGTCGGGTCAACTACCCGGGTCACCTCTGGTACCACGATCACCAGCACCTACGGGCAGACCCCCACTGCGGGGAACCTGCTGGTCGCGGTGGTCAGCCGGGTCGGCAGCACAGCCACCGCGAGCCCGACGAGCACCGGGCCGGGCGGCAGCTGGGCGAGGCTGCTGCCAACCAGCTTCGTCACGAACATCGGCGTCGGGTCCGCCACAGCCTGCACCAACCTGGTTGACGCCTGGTGGAAAATAGCCACCGGCAGCGAAACCAACGGCGACGCAACGTTCACGATGACGCTCGCGGGCGGCACCACGACGTTCGCGATGACCTGCACGATCTACGAACTGTCCGGCGCGAACACCACGAGTCCGCTCGACGTGAGCGGCACCCAGTCCAGCGGCGCCAGCAGCGCGACGATCACCACGGTCACTACGACGACCAGCGCGAATGTCAGCGCAGCCGGCGAGTTCGCGATCTCGTGCGCCACCCGGGAACGCGCCGCTGTCGCGCCGACGATCACCTACTCCGCGTCGTGGACGAACGGCGCGAACGACGGCGCGACCAGCAGCGTCGCCCACACTGGGGTTGCCCACCGGGCGAACCCCGCCAGCGGCGCAACCGCCAGCAACGTCACCACTTTCAGCGGTTCCGGCACGACAGCGTTCAGCGCTGGCGTGATCGTGGTGATCGCATCGGTCACCGGGCCGCCGTTCTTCCCGTTGCGGTGGCAAGTCAGCCGGGTTCCTGACCGCAAGCTCCCGCCGAGAGGCCGGGTCTCCTCCAATCCGGGCGGCCCGGTCCGGAATCCGTACCCGCCGCAGAACGCGGCGCCGCTGGCGACCAGCGGCCCGCCCGGCGTCCGGGTCATTTACCTGCGTACCGGGTCGGCGTACGCCACCCCGGCCGCCGTCACCGCCGTCTCCCCGCCGCCCGCGTCGGCGCAGTTCTACGGGTCACGGCAGGCGGTCCGCGCCCGGCTGCCCCTGCAGCCCGTGCTGCCGGGACGGAACGGGAAGAGGGTCGGCGCCCCGGTCCAGAACCCGCAGCCCGGCCCGGTGTTCCGGCAGGCCACTCAGCCTTCCAGGGCACATCTCCCGCTTCAGCCGTTCCTGCGGGGCCGCTGCTACTCCACGCCCCAGCCGCAGGCCGCCCCGGTCCCGGCTACGGGCCCGGTGTTCCGGCAGCGCACCTCCCCGGCGCGGTTCGTGCTGCCGCCGCTGTTCCGCCTCGGCCGCATCCAGGCCAGCCGCGGCGCCCCGGTGATCAACCCGCAGCGGGGGCCCCCGTTCTACCCCGCCGTGCAGGCGGTCCGGGCCCGGCTGCCCCAGCAGCCGTTCCTGAAGGGCCGCTCGAGCGGCAATGCTGGCGCTCCGCTGCGGAACCCGCAGCCGGGTCCCGTGTTCCGCCCTGCCGTGCAGGCTTCCCGCGCCCGGCTGCCCCTGCAGCCGCTGCTGCGCGGACGTGCCGCCGGCAACCCGGGCGTCCTCGCCGCCGTCTCGCACCCGGCGCCGTTCCGGCAGGCGACCCAGCCCGTCCAGGCCAGGATCCCCCGGAACGCCCCCCGTGGCCGCATCTGGTCCAGCGCTGGCGCCCCGGTCCAGAACCCGAACATCATCGCCGTGTACGGGGCGATCCCCGGCCCGGTCCGCGGGTCCCTGCCTGTCGTCCTCCGCGGTCGCGTCACGTCCGCTGCGGGCAAGTTCGCCCTCACGATCACCCCGGCGCCGTTCTTCCCGCTGACGCACCCCGTTCAGGCCCGGCAGCCGCTCCCGCCGCGCGGGCGCATCTACCGCAACGCGGGCGCCCCGGTCCGGAACCCGCAGCAGGGCCCCGCCTTCATCCAGGCGGTGCGGCCCGCACGTGCACCCGTACCTCAGACGTTCTCTAAGGGCCGCGTAAGCGCCAACCCTGGCGGCCCGGTCCAGAACCCGCATGCAGGCCCGGCATTCCGCCAGGCGACCTCCCCGGCGCGCCCGAGGGTCCCGCAGAACGCTCCCCGCGGGCGCACGGCGTCGAACCCCGGCGGGCCGGTCTTCCAGTCGCAGGCGGGCCCTGTCTTCCGGCAGGCCACCCAGCCTGCCAGGGCCCGCATCCCGCAGAACGGGCCGCGCGGCAGGGTTTCCGCGAATCCGGGCGCTCCGGTCCGCAACCCGCAGTCCGGTGTCAGGGTCGTCCCGAGGGGATACGCGCAGGCGCGCATCCCGCTCGTAGGCCCGAACCAGTACGGGCGCGCGGCCACGATGGTGGCCCTGCCGGTGCAGCCTGCCGCTGTCCCGGTTGTCACCCAGTCCGCTCAGGCGCTCCGGGCGCGGCTCCCCGTCCCGCTGCTCAAGGGCCGGGCCAGCGGCAGCGCGGGCGCTCCTGTCAGGAACCCGCAGGCCGGCCCTGCCTTCCGGCAGGCAACTGCTCCTGTGCGGGCGCGGCTGCCGCTCGAGCCGGTCCTCAAGGGCCGCGTCGGGTCCAATGCCGGCGGTCCCGTCCAGAACCCGGTCCCGCCGTCGTCCGGCCCGGTGTTCTTCCCGTTCCGGCAGCCCGTCCGCATCCGCCCGTCGCTGCCGCCCCGCGGCAGGATCGCCTCCAATGCCGGCGGGCCGGTACGGAACCCGGTCATCAGCGCGGGGCCGCCGATCGCGCCCCGGTCGTTCATCCGGGGCCAGTTGGCACTGCCCGGCCCGAACTCCTATGGCCGCGCCGCGACGATGGTCGCGCTGCCCGTGCAGCCGGTCACGGCGGTCACGGCTGCTTTCCGGCCGCAGCGGCTGGTCAGGGCGCGGCTGCCGTTCCCCGTCCTCAAGGGCCGCGTCGCCAGCAGTGCAGGCGCCCCGGTCCGCAACGCGCACCCCGGCCCGGTCTTCCGGCAGGCCACTTCCCCGGCCCGCATCCATCCGTCCCTGCCTCCGCGAGGCAAGGTCTGGTCGAACCCCGGCGGCCCGGTCAAGAACCCGCGGCAGCCCACTTTCTCCTCCGGGCAGCCGGCCGGCGTCCGCGTCGTCTACGTCGCCGCAGGCCGTGCTGCCACGATGGTGGCGCTTCCGGTCCCGCGCAACCCGCAGCCCGGCCCGGTGTTCCGGCAGGCGACAAGGCCGATCCGGGCGGTCATCCCGCAGAACGCGCCGCGCGGGCGCACCTCGTCCAATCCCGGCGGCCCGGTCGAGAACATCCCGTTCGGTAGCCCCCTGTTCCGCCTCGGCTCCCCCTACTTCCAGTGGGACACCGGGACCCCGGGCCTCGTCTCCGAATGGAGCACGAGCAGCCCCGGATTCGGGTGGGCCACCGACGTGCCGTACACCTCCGACTGACCGCTGGAGGGGTGTGGGGTTCGACACGATCGGCATGTCGCATCTGTCCACCCAGTACGTGTTCATCCCTGTCCAGGCCACCAAGTCCGGCGTCGCCTACAACCCGACCGGCGATGTCGTGCAGATGGCTTTCATGCCGCAGGCCACGCAATCGCCGGGCAATACGGACTGGGTGGCCGCGTCGTGGGACACCAACGCGACCAGCGTGATCTACCCGTACTCAGTAAAGTGCCTGGTGGGGCCGTCCGGGGTGATCAACCCGGGACTCGGGACGTTCTATATCTACCTCAAGATCACCGACTCGCCCGAGGTGCCCGTTTTGCTTGGCGGGATACTCCAAATCACCACCTGAGGGGGCGGGGTGACCGTCTACTCCATCTGGGCGCAGCAGGCCGTCTCTCCGTCGCTGTCGGGCTTCCAGGGCACCCTCACGACCGAGTTCAGCCTGTCCCAGTCCGGCGGCCTGACAGGGATCTGGCTGTACTCTCCCGCCACCGACACGGTCCTCCCCTCGTCTTGCGCCATTTACCTGGTCAGCAACCAGACGATCGTGTCCGGGACGCTGAACAGCTCCCCGTCATGGTCGGGCGCGGCGGGCAGCGGCTGGATCAAATGCACCTACGACGGGTCCGTCACCCTGTCCGCGTCAACCAACTATGTCGTAGCGGTGTTCTTCACGTCCTCCGCCACGGCCGCGTTCAACTCGCTGACCTGGCCGGTCACCAGCGGGATCATCACCGGCTCGGCGGCGCTGTTCTTCTCCGGCGGCGCATCCATCCAGTACCCCCTGTCCAACGCCGGCTCCACCACGTACTGGGTCGACGCGGAAGTCACGACCGCCACCCCGCCGCCGCCGCCTGCGCCGCAGTTCGTGTACCAGATGCAGAGAATGCCGTGAGCCGCATCACCGCCTACACGGCGCTGGCCACCCCCGCATCGAACGACGAGTACGTCATCGTCGACGTGGACGACACCAGCATGGCGCCGACGGGGACCACGAAGAACATCACCGTATTCGCCGCCAACACGATCCCCGTCACCGTCAACTCCACGGCCTCCGGTACGGTGAACCTCGACCCTGCGGCCCGGGAACTGTCGGTGACGATGACGGGGAACTGCACGTTCACGTTCACCCCGTCCGTGACGCTGACCTCCGGCAGTTCCTGCGTGTTCTCCGTGTACCTGTACCAGGACGGCACGGGCGGCTGGACCACCACATGGCCCGGGTCGGTGTCCTGGCTGGGCACGATCGCCCCGTCGCTGCCGACCGCGCCCGGGTCGGTGACCCTGCTGGTCTTCGAGACGTTCAACACGGGGACCACCTGGTACGGGTCCGCCGTGCAGGAACTCCCCCCGCTGCCCCTGTCCGTCGCCAACGGCGGCACCGGCTCGGCGTCGCTGACGTCGTACACGCTGCTCGCCGGGGGGACGTCCGGGACGAACCCGGTGCAGGCCCTGGCCGGGACGGGAAGCCAGGGCCAGTTCCTCGTCAGCCAGGGCCCTTCCGTGCTGCCCGCCTGGCAGTACACGCCGGTCAAGGCGGTCACCTCCAACTACCTGCTGACCACCGCTGACGCGACGATCCTGCTGAACGCCGCGACGCTCACCGCGACCCTGCCGGGCTCAGCCGGGGTGACCGGGATCGTCTACAACGTGAAAGTGACCGCGAACACGTCCGGGACGGTGGCCACCACGTCGGCGCAGACCATCGACGGGGCCACCACGTACAGCCTGACAGCACAGTACAAGTACGTCACCGTCCAGTCGGACGGGGCGAACTGGCAGATCATCGGGAACAACTGATGAGCCGCCGGAAAGCCCTCATCATCGCCGCGGCGGCCATCCTGGCGGTGTGCGCGGCAGTTACCGCGGTCCTGGCTACCGGAGGATCGCCGAAGATCAGCCCGCATTACGGCACCACCGCCGGGCAGGCCCCCGCGTCGCCTACCCCCATCTGCGGGCAGCCGGTCCTGAACTCCGTCTGGAACTACAACGGCCCCCCCGGCACCTACAACACGTCCGGCACCCCCGCGGGGCTGCCCACGTTCGGGGCGCCCGGCACCGACTTCCCCGGCGCCACATCCGTCATGGTGGTCGCGGCGGGCAACAACACGGCTGCCGCGTCAGCAGGCACTTTCAAGGTCAACCACGAGATCGTCTACTTCGAGCCCGGCGAGCACATCATCCAGAGCCTCATGTTCGCCGGGTACGACGCCGCCTACGTCGGCGGCTACACTCCCGCAGCGGGCAAGGCGGTCATCGACGGGGTGGACGGCGCCACCAACGGCACCGGGCTGGGCGGGTCCGCGTTCGCCGCATCCCAGAACGTCGCGAACAACGCCACCGACAACACGTGGGAATACCTCACCATCAAGAATTACACCACCGGCCGCGGCGGCTCCGTCATGGGGTTCATCGACGGGACCGGGGCGTGGGACAACGGCGACACGTACAAGTACGACACGATCGGCCCGAACGACTACGGGTTCGTCTCCACCCTCTCACCGCCCCGCACCGGGGAGTCATCAGGCGGCGGGTACGCCCTGACCGCGGCCAGTTTCAACACGATCGAGTACAACTGCATCAGCCACGACGCCGAAGGCGGCGTGAACATCTCCGACGCGGTGGACACCCGGATCCTGCACAACGAGTTCTCCTGGAACGGCATCGGCGAGTACCCGGACACGTCCGGCACCGGGCAGTCGCCGTTCGCGTGCGGCTGCTCCGCCGGGCTGGGGAAAATCTTCTACTCGGTGAACACCGACATCATCGGCAACTACGTTCACGACAACTACAACTACGGCATCTGGGTCGACACCAACGAGGCCGGCGACAACATCTCCGGGAACTACATCGCGTCGAACTGGGCCGGCGGGATCTTCTACGAATCCAGTTACAACGCGAACATCTCCGACAACACCCTCACCGGGAACGCGTGGGCGTCGGACGGGGCGTGGCCGCCCGGGCACAACGGCGGGCTGTGCGACGGGTTCCCCTGCCAGGACGGCCTCGGCATCGTCGGCGGCGGCTCGAAAGGCCTCGCCGCGGCTACGATCTACCTGCCGAACTCCGGCGGCGACTCGGCCCTGTCGACGGTCAGCATCCCGTCGACGATCACCGTCCCCGGCTGCGCCTCCGCCTGCACCGTCACCTCACGGTACTCCGGGCACCTGTACGTGACCGGCAACAAGATGCTGAACAACTTCGGCGGGATCCTCACCTACTCCGACACCAGCAGGTTCCCCGCCGAGACGACGCAGAACCAGTCGTGCGACGAGCCGCTCGGGTCGCTGCACCAGCCGAACTCCGTCACGTACTACAACCAGTACAACCTGATGCTGACCAACGCGGACACCGCCATCTCCGGGGTGAACGTGACCAGCACCCACGGCACCGAGGCGTACTGCAACTCCTACTTCACCCCGTCCGCCCCCGGCAAGGACGTCGGGTACTCCTTCCAGGTCACCAACCCGCTGACCGGGATGGACGTGTTCGACCAGACCACGGGGACGCTGCTCGGCACCGTCGCCACCGTGACCAGCGCTCAGTCGTTCACCCTGAACCAGGCCCCGTCCGGCGGTTACACGACCGGGGACGTGCTGTGGCTGCAGAGCCCCGGCGGCTGCGGGTTCCCCGACTACCCCCCGTCCGGCAGCCCGGGGCAGGTCTCCGGCACCCCGCCGGCCGCGTACTGGGATCACTGCCTGTGGGGTTCCCGCAACGTCACGATCTCCGGGAACTACTTCTCCGTCGGCGCGTCGACGGTGACGAACTGCACGCAGGGCAACGGGTGCGGGTTCATGCAGATCACCGGGTTCAATGCCGGCATCGCCGCGATCAACTCGATCTGGACCACGATGCCGACCCTGATGCAAACCCAGGCGTCCGGCCTGAACATCACCTGGTCCGGCAACGCCTACCACTGGCAGGGGACCGGGGGCTGGTCGTTCCACGCCGGGTTCCAGGGCGCCCCGGATCTCACCCAGGCGCAGTGGCTGACAGCCGGCCAGGACGCCGGGTCCACGTTCGGCACCTGAGGTGGGCGGCTACACCCCTCTCACCTTGTGGCGGCAGCAGGCAGTATCCGGCCCGGCCGGCGCGTCCGCCTCGTACACGCTGGGCACCCAGTTCACAGTCGGATGGTCCTGTACTCTCTCGGGCATCTGGTGGTATTCCCCGGCCGGGGCGGCGGCGCTCCCGTCGGTGTGCGGAGTGTGGGACATCGCCACCGCCGCTGCCGTCGCCGAGGACGGGCACCCGGACTGGAAGTTCAACGGCGCCGATGCCGTGGCCGGGGCCGGGTGGGTCCGCTGCGACTTCACTGCGGCAGGGGTCATCCTCACCGCAGGGGCGGCTTACACGGCAGCCGTGTGGCAGCCGGCGGCGGTGTCATGGTATTCCGCCCAGACGGGCTACTGGAGCAGCGGGGCGGGAGCATCCGGCCTGACCGACGGCCCCCTGTCCGCACCAGGCGACGCGGCCTCGGCGAACGGGCAGGGCAGTTACGACACGACCGGGGCGTGGACCTATCCCGGCAGCAATCCGGGTACCGCCGAATCCCACTACGTCGACCCCGAGGTCACGCCCGTCACGTGGAACGGCCACCCCGCGGCCAGCCTCATGACCCGCCGCAGGTAAGGGGAATAGGGCTGTGCCGACGATCCTGGACGAGGCAGGCACCCCGATCCTGGATGAGGCGGGCAATCCGGTCTGCGACGAGGCGGGATGCACCCCGGCTGCTGCTGCTGCCGTTCCCGTCGCCCCGTCGATCGTGCAGCGTGTCGCTATCGTCCCGGTCCGCATCGGATGAGGACGGGGGCACGCCTGTGAGCCGCGCTTCCGGTGTCCTCGCCGCCATGAAAGCAGTCCCCGGAGGAGCCAGGTACACCCCCGCCCCCCAAAGCGGCGGGTGGGGCGGGATGAACCAGGTCGCCGCCAACGCCATGTACGGCAACCCGGCCGCATCCCAGAACGGGTACGGCCCGTTCCTGCCCCGCCCGTCCCGCATGTTCACCGACGGCGCATTCGGCCCCATGTCGCCGATCCAGCCCGTCCCCGTCGACGAGCCGCCCCCCGGCGGAGAATTCCCCGACCCCCGCTGGTGGCAGTACCGCGTCGGCTGGAACCTCCCCACCCTCCCCGGCACTGAGGGTCTCAAGCTCGCCTCGTTCGACCAGCTGTACACCCTCGCCTCCAAGTACTCGGTTGCACGGGCGTGCATAGAGCTGCGGAAAGAAGAAATCCGCGGTCTCGACTGGGAGATCCAGCTCACCCCCAAAGCCGCCAAGGCGTACCAGGGTGACCACAAGGCCATGCGCGACTTCGGCGAACGCGCCGCCCTCGCCACGAAGTTCTTCAAGCATCCGGACCCGGACTTCTGGAACTTCGGGTCGTTCCTCGACGCGCTGCTCGAGGAAATCTTCGTCTACGACGCCCTAGCCCTGGTGTTCCGCCCCAAGTACGGCAAGGGACTGGGCCGGGGCCTGCTCGGCTCCGACCTGGATTCGATCCGGCTGGTGTCCGGGCCGACGGTGCGCCCGCTGCTGGACATGCACGGCGGCAAGCCAAGGCCGCCCGCGCCCGCGTACCAGCAGTACCTGTACGGCGTCCCCCGGTCGGATTACCAGACGATCATCACCGGGTCCGACATTGACGACTACGGCCTCGCCGGCGCCGAGGTGAACACGTTCCGCGCGGACACGATGCTGTACGCCCCCCTCGTCGCGAGGCGTGAGAGCCCTTACGGCTTCCCGCCGGTCGAGCGGGCGCTCCTGCCGATCATCTCAGGGCTGCAGAAGCAGGAGTTTCAGCTCGACTACTTCACTGAGGGCACCGTCCCGGCCTGCTACATCTCGCCCGGCGACCCGAACATGACGCCGACGCAGATCCGCGAGCTCCAGGACGCATTGAACGGCATCGCCGGGGATCCGGCGTACCACTTGAAGGTGATCGTGCTGCCGCCGGGGTCGAAGGTGGACCCGCAGCGGAACGTGGACCTGTCGGACTCGTTTGACCTGCTGATCCAGTTGCAGGTCGCGATGGCGTTCGACGTGCAGCCGGTCGAGGTGGACATCCTCCCGAACGTCGGCGGCTCCATCGGCTCCGGGTCCGGCGTGGGCGCGTCGGCGGCGCGGTTCGCGGCGGCGGAGGCGCGGGACATCAAGTCGCGGAAGTCCACGAAGCCGCTGCTCATGTACCTGTGCGACATTTTCAACTACGCGCTGCAGGACATCTGCGGCCAGCAGGACATGCAATTTGCCTTTGAAGGCCTCACCGATGATGAGGATAAGGCTGACATCACCGAGCTCGGCGTCCAGCAGGTGCAGAACGGCATCGCGTCGATTGACGAGGTGCGGGAGCGGCTGGACCTGGCCCCGTGGGGCCTGTCGGAAACGTCGGAGCCGGTGGTGTTCACGGCACAAGGACCGATCCCGTTCTCGATGGCGCCGCAGCTCATCGCCGCCGCCCAAGGCGCGCAGCCTGGCGGGGGTTCGCAAGGCACGAACAGCGGCCAGAA